CGGAGTGATGAGCTATTTCGTGCACAACATCCTGCCCCTTGTGGTGTGTGTGATCATCTTCGAAGCTGTCGATTTCGTGACAGGCGTATGGAAATCAAGGGTACTCGCCAAGCGCAACGGCGAGAAGTTCGCTTTCGAGTCCGTGAAAGCGTGGCGTACCATCTACAAAATCGTGTTTATCCTTGCCGGTATAGTGCTGGCCGAGATGCTCGATGTGGTGACTACCGACTACGATTTGCGCCTGGCTCACTTCTTTACAGCCTTCTGCTGCGGTGTCGAATTCTGGAGCTTCTTAGAGAATGCCGCCGTTATCAGCAATCATCCGATATTCAGGTGGCTTAAGAAGTTCATGAAAGAACGCATGAAAGACCAAATTGACACCGACAAATACACAGAAAATGACAAAGCAGCAAATTCTAAATGACAAAATGTTCAAATTCAAGGGATTTGAACTGGTATGCCCACACATCTACAGGCGTTTCGGCGAAGCTGCTTTGCTCCAGCTTGACATTCGTCTGCTTGAAGTGCTTCTGTGGATTCGTAAGGATCTTGGACTGCCTATGACAATCAACACATGGAAGGCAGGCGGCAACCTCTCTCAGAGAGGAATGCGCTGCAATCTGTGCGAGAAAGTCAAGGAAAAAGACTACGCCTATCTCTCGGCACACATCTTCGGTCAGGCAGTCGATTTCAACGTCAACGGTATGGATGCCAAGGATGTGCGTAAGTGGATAGACGATAACAAAAGCGGCCTTCCGCATCCTATTCGCCTCGAACGTAAAAACAACGGTAAGGAAACAACATGGGTGCACCTCGACATCCGAAATGAGACTTCTGAAAAGATAGTCTATTTCGATGTTTAAGGCTGTCACTGTCAAGGATTTTGTGAGGCATATTTTTGCAAAACCAAAAACAAGAATATCATGATCGAATTGTCAGATATTAACTTCTCAATCGGCAGCGTCAATCCTTCAGGCATTGGCGATACTATCTATTTCATTCCTCGAAAAGATATTATCGCCTTTCCATGGATCACCGATGAGATGGACGAAGCCATTTTGAAAGATGGCTATTCCAGCTACGGCAACTTTTTGGGCGACGACCGTGAGGAGGACAACCACTTCATTTTGCATGAAGGCAAATACTGGTATCGTATGTACACGACCCAGGGCAAGAGCAAAATGTCGTGGGATGTCACCGGCGAAGTCGACCATAAGGTCGTACTTAACAAGGCTCAGTTCTACTATCCTAAGCTTAACGTTCTGATAGTGACCCTCGCAAAGATGGCAAACAACGGCGACTTTGTTTTCGTTGTGCGTCATGATGGCCGCTACTACGTTGTAGGCTCAAGGAAATATCGCGCCACTTTACAGCTTGAAGGCAGCAGTGGCGATGCAGCAGGCAGCGCAAAAGGAGTCACCATCAACGTGGAAAGCGCCGACACCACCCCTCTGCCTGTTTACAAGGGCGCACTCCTGATGCAGCAGGGTGTAATCAACTGCGAAGACAACACATTTACTAAATACAGCGATATGGCAACAAATTTCAAACAAACTTACGCAATCACAGGCGGTAATACCGTCGTGTTCAACGCTCTCTCCAACGAGGGCAGAATTCACTTGGAAGGCACTGGTTCAATCACACTGGACGTCAGTGTTGATGGGACGACATTTAAAAACGTCTCTCACTCAGTAGCCTTCGAGAACGGCAAGGCAATCGTACCATGCCAGTTCATTATCGGCGATGTCGTTAAGATCTGCGCCACAACAATCACAAAGTGCATAGTCAACTGGAATCACGTCAATGCGGCAGAAAGGGTCTAAGCTATGGCAGGAATTAACACTTTGGATGGCGGCTTCGACGGTATCAACGGAAATACCGGCGGAAGCGTAACGCCAGAAACAGGTTCCGTACACTATGACATCAATCAGAGCTTGAGCACCGATGAAAAGAACCGTGCCAAAGCCAACATTGGTGTTGACTACTCAGGCAAAGCTGACAAAGTCGGCAGTGCTACTAATAACAATCTTGCTGCACTTAACAGCAACGGCAACCTCAAAGATTCAGAAATTCCAGCAGATAATGTTGCACAAAAGAACGGATCATATGACAATATGACAGTCGGCGCTTCAAAAAACATTAAAAGCTGGGAAGGCGAGTCTATGACAACCGACTATGTGCAGACTTCAGCGGTGGAAACCACAGGCGGCACGATTTCAATTGACAGTTCTTTGCCTGCCAATTTAAAGAGTGTAGTACCGACCACCGACTTCTTCGCACAGAGTCTCATCAGCACAGGCTTCAACCTGTTACGCAGAGCAACGGCTGTCGGTGACGGCTGGTATTTCGAGGTGCCACATTTGGTCGCTACCGATGCAAGTATCGGAACGGCATTGCAGAATAACGGCGTTCTTTTCACAAGCAGCACTCACGAAAACCTCACTCCGACAGTGTACTTCAAGCCGTTGGCAAGCGGTGTTCCTACCACCGTTACCGACGGAACAGCTGCGACATACACCGACAAGAATGGTCGTCGTCACTACACCACAAGCGGCGCGGGCTACCTCATCGTAAGCGGCATCGACAGGGCTTCTGTGTGCGCTCACATTGGCTGGAGCCGTCGCTATGACGACTATATTGCCGTTGACGCCGCAGGTGACGCAGGCGCAGCCGTCGATTTGGCAACAGCAATTCATTCACTCCACAGCTTCGACAAGATGCTTGTTATCGGTGCTCTCGCAGATAGCATTGAGCGTACTGGTGCTAATGAAATCACGTGGCATCGTCGTATCGACCGCGTACAGCCTACGTGGACAGATACAGCCGACGAAGTGGAGGAGGGCGAGACACAGACCTACACACACACAGCCGATATCAGCGCTATAAAGGCAGGCGGTGCAGCTCAATTCGAGACAGCGAATATCGGTCTTGCAGTGAATGGCACAACAATCAGTTACACCGACACCAATGCCACAGCATCAACAGACTATGTAAAGTTCGAACTTGCAGCCGAAGTTACAGGCACAGCCGCCATCAGTAGCGAGTTTGCTTGCGAGGACTGGGGTCTTATCATCCTTCGTGGAGCAACAGGCACAGCCGCCGTGTCAATCGGATATGCACAGAACGTACCTGACAACTTGCGTACTTCACTGCCTATCATCAACGACTTGCATCATTGCACAGGCAGTATCAGTCAAGGTTACGGACTTTGCACAACAGGCACGTACACGAAAGACAAGACCGTTTACATCCAACATTTTCTATTGTTGCAAGGCGGCGTAATACACGTTCTTTTCACAACGCCAATCAATACCGAGCTTACTACACTGAACGTAAGCAACACAGGTGCGAAGCCATTGCGTATTCTTGGACAAAACCTTCCAGCGGGCGTAATCAAGGCACAGACTTACGCAACAGTGGCATACGACGGCGTGGCTTGGAATATTGTCGATATGTTCTGTCCTGACGCAACCTTCGACCCAACAGAACTCGTCGTCGATATGGGCTTGACAAGCGGTGTGAAATGGGCTGCGAGAGACCTTGACCTTACAAAGGCAGGCGGCTTCTGTGATACCCCATTCACATACGAAAAGAGCTTCTTCAGTTGGGGCAACATTGACGGTCATAACCCAGTGGCTGGCAGCTTCGCCAATGTCTATGACTGGGGTAGCGTCAATGCTCAAGAGCCTTGGTATGAAGGTCAGCCTTATGGCTCAACTCCAGGAGCATCGCTCGTAGCAGATATCGCTGTCGGCGAAACATACGACGCCGCTCGCGCAAACCTCGGCGCTCCGTGGCGTTTACCTACCACAACTGAATATGCCGAATTGTTCGCCAACATCGACTATCTCAATGCTGACGGAACGGTAAAAGATGCCGCAGAGACAAACAAACTTTCAACCGTTAATGGTGTCACAGGTTTGTGGCTACAAAGTAAGATTAATGGTAATAAGCTCTTTTTTGCTTGCTCTGGCTACGGCGGTGGGCAGTCTTGGTACAGTCGCGGCTCGGGCGGCTACTACTGGTCTGCTTCGTTCAACTCCGCCCGTAATGCGCGGTACTTGTACTTCTACTCTGGAGGTGTCTACCCGCAGGGCAACTACTACCGGTTCTACGGGTTCGCTGTTCGCCCGGTTCAGTAATATCGTTCTGCCAGACAGAACAACCCGAGAGGGAGTGTGCCACAAAGCCGCCACAGCGGCTACAGGGCACACTCCCTCGATTTTTTAATAAAAATCAAACATAGTATAAAAACAATTATCTTTGCATCGTATTGGTACGATCGCCCTAATGAGACTTTGGCGACCATCCAAATAACAAAATTATTCGGAAAAGTCTCATAATATATAAAAATATGACAATAGCTGAAATAAGACAAATTGAAGAGAAACGGAATGATAGCCATAATACAGTGCATCTTATTCGTGAAGGAGATTGGTATCGCGCACATGATTGGAGCGCATGGCTGCTTTCAATTTTTCAGACGACTGCTGCATTGGAAAAGCCTCTGAAGATGATGGCAAAGCAATTAAAGGATGGTTATATTGATGCTTTCTGCGGTTTTCCATGCTCGTCTATGAATAAATATCTACCAGGTGACGGTTCAATAGAATTTATCCCTGTAAACGACAATCAAATCGACGTTATACTGAAAAAGATTGAAATCGAAGAAACGACAATCGAGCAGATGCGTCTAAAAGTTGACGAATGGAAGCTATCTCTACCAATGCAGGAGAGTAAGAGACAACGCAGAGATGAACATGAGTTGCAAGAACAAGCTCCACGAATAATGCGTTTTACAGATATTATGGCAAATATTTTATCTCTTCCGCTCGAAGATATGTCACCAAGAGATTCTTATGAATATCTTCGCGAGCTCCGTAAACAAGTTGCATCAATGTTTTGATTTTAATATAGGATGACGGTTCAGAACGATATTCACAGGGCACCCGTCTTTACGGCTCCGATCGTAGGGAAAAACAAAAGATTCACGCTGGCTCCATCTTGGTTCTTTCGTGTTTTCGTGCAAGGAGGTGCCCGAAAGCTCTTTTTTGCTTGCTCTGGCAACGGCAATGGGCAGTCTTGGAACAATCGCGGCTCGAACGGCAACTACTGGTCTGCTTCGTTCAACTCCGCCCGTAATGCGCGGAACTTGAACTTCAACTCTGGAGGTGTCAACCCGCAGGACAACAACAACCGGTTCAACGGGTTCGCTGTTCGCCCGGTTCAGCATACAATTCTGTAAGTCATCCTTTTTTTTTCATGGTACTGACACGTCAACAGCTTTTGCAGGATCTTTATCAAGCATATTTCTCCGCGAAAAAACACAAGTCTAAAAGATCTTATGTTCGTAAATGGGAAAAAAACTTGAAAGCCAATATGGATGAGTTATGCGATGATTTGTATAATCGCACATATTATCCATTGCCATCAAAGTGCTTCATTGTTAACTATCCTAAAAAAAGAGAAATCTTCGCTGCTGTTTTTCGTGACCGAATAGTACATCACCTATATTTCAATTACACGCATAAATTATACGAGCGCACCTTTATAGAAGACACGTATTCATGTATTAAAGGCAGAGGTACAGATTATGGTATTAACAGAATTAGAGACTTCTGCCGTAAAGAATCAAGAAACTGGCAAAGACAATGCTATGTTTTGCATCTTGACATTAGAGGATATTTCATGCACATTGTGAGAAATCGTCTTCTTCAAACAGCGACAGCTTCACTTGAAAAAATGACCACTCACAAAATATCAAAACATTCGCCTCAGACCTGGGGCGATGTTCTCGATATGGACTTTGTAAAGTGGCTTACATCCGTCATTATACTTCTCAATCCAAAGCGCAACTGTATAATAGTAGGCTCTCTTGATGACTGGGCAGGTCTTGATCCTGCAAAAAGCATGCTTAATCTTGAAGACGGCATTGGTCTTCCAATAGGCAATCTAACATCACAATTGTTCTCCAATGTATATCTCAATCTTCTTGATCAATTCATGAAACGTGTCTTAAAATGCAAATACTATGGCCGATATGTAGATGACGCTGCGGTTATAAGTACAGACAAGGAGTGGTTGTTGTCATTGGTACCACGCATCAGAGATTTCCTTGTTCAAGAATTGGGGCTTGAGCTTCACATGGGGAAGCTTGATGTTTCAAAAGTTCACAATGGAGTCGAATTTCTCGGTATGTATATCAAACCATATAGAAATTACATCTCCAATCATTCAGTCGAAAGAATGATTTTAAAAATCAATCAATTCGATTATACAAAACCATGGAAAGTGGTCCGCAGCGTCAATAGTTATCTCGGCATTTTCCGTCGTGCAAAAGCTTTTAATCTTTGTCGCAAGCTTTTATTTAAAAAAGAAATAATGAGTATCTGTGTCTTTAATCAAGATATGACAAAAGCAGTTGATAGAAAACAGTTCTATAATCTTAAAAAGCCGGTGCGCGACTACTTATTATTTGAATCAGCTTAGGGTCAATATGATTTGCATATCTTGTTGTCATGCTTAGATCATGATGGTCGGCGTGCTGCATCACTGACAGTGGGTCAATTCCAGACTTCAGCATCTCGTTGATACCTGTATCGCGTAGCGAATATAGCTGCATCTCCTTCGGAAGCTTCAACGCCGTTCGCATCCTATCCCATTCCTCACGGAAATTCTGGTATCTGATAGGCTTCTGAGCAGGTTTGAAGCCATGTCCGAACAGATACATCGACGATTTGACACCATTTATCATTTTGCCAATGTCAGTAATCAGCTGAGGTGTGAGAGTAGCCGCACGGCTGAAATGTGTCTTTGCTTCATCCTCAGTTATCCAAATATAACCTTCCGAGAGGTGAATGTCGGAAATACGGAGCCGCCACACCTCTTTCGGACGAACCAACGAGCTGAAGACCAAACGACACAGCACCAAGTAGTTAGGATTGCTCCCAGAAAAATAGTCCGCAATCCGCTCTCGGATGTCTGCAGGTATTAAGATACGCTGCTTGGTTTCCTCACGTTTCATCTTGATAGTTACAAACGGATTCTCTTTCGTAAAACACTTTTCTACAGCCCAACTGAAAAATGCACGCGCCTGCTTCAGACGGTTGTTGTAAGTGCGGCAGCTGTTTCCCTCTGCCTGGATGTGGTCCATGAAACGGACGGCCAGCACCTTATTGAATACGGAGATCTGCGCCTTGGGGCACACGCTGTCGACCCATTCGCGCAATTTTTTGCAAAACGACCGGTAGTTGATTACAGTGTCAGCCCTCAGCTCTCGAGTTTTCTCTTCGAGATACATGTCGAGCACATCCTCAATTGGCGTAAACATTCTCGAGTTCTGTTGCTCTCCGAACGGAGTCCAACCGCCCGCGAGCTTCGCATTGAGGTTGCAAATCACACCACTGCAATAACTTCGGAAGTCAGCTACTCGCTCGAATCGCTGCCTTATCCGGTTCATTTTGGTGACCTTGCGCTCCATGGTAAATGAAGTCGGATTGAATATCGAGTATTCAATAGTCCAGCCGTGAGCTGTGTGGCGCAGCGTGGCAGGGTAGTAGTTTACCGTTAAATTTTTGTGATGTGTTTTTTCAGGTAACGACATTTTTTTTTCTTTTGGCGAAACTCAGTTCACCAAAGGGAAAAAACTGCGTTAAAATTTTCGCGCCGTTTTTGCGCCGTTTTTGATATTCGTTAAGTATTTAACTTACTGAATATCATTTAATTGTGGGTCGTACTGGACTCGAACCAGTGACAACATCACCGCAATTTAGCGATCCCTCAGGTGCTGAGTCTCAATTGTTTATAAATTAGTTGTCTTCACTTTTTTCGTGTTCTTGCGCCGTTTCTGCGCCGATTCGTTATAACACTTTTTCTATGTTTTTACTAATTATTCCGAAACTATCGACATGTGTGTCTTTGATAAGAATTCTTAAAACATTATCTTCACAATTCTTTAAAGGCACATTGATGATTGCATTATTATGATGATTTCTATCATCAGTAATAAGCTCAACATCATCACGATTTAAAAAATCGTTATAATCGGTTTCAATCTCTTTAATAAGCTCTTCACATTCTCTCAAAGCTTTGATATGAACCGTCTCAACTTTAGCTAAAGGATCATTCAAAGGCAGAATATGATAAGTGTTACCTTCACGTTCAATATGATACAATAATCTTGTGTCAATGATTTCTTGTTTCCGTTTCATATTATCAAATTTTAGATCATTCCGTTCCGACAACAAGGTTGTAAAGATCTTTGTCGCCCATAGCCTTAATTACCTCCTTCTTTTTATCGCCAGTTACCTCAATCTGCATTATCAGCTTTGCCTCTCCGGGCTGTGCCTGATCATGCAGTCGGAATTGCTCGAAGAAATCATAGTCCAAAGCCTTGCACAATCTAAACAAATCGTTTACATAAAGGTCGTTTTTCTTTAACCAACCATTTAACCTTTGAGGTGATATGCCAGCTTTTTTAGCCACATAATCCTTTCTCAAAGCCTTTGACTCAATGACACTTGCGATCATTGGTCCTAACCCTTTTGTTTCCGTTTTCATAATATACAAATTTAATAAATTGTTTATAATTGATTATCAATAATTTATAAATATTTTCAAATTTTTACTAAAAAAATTGTTTAGCGAATAAATAAATTGTTTATTTTTGCATCGTTAAACGCATCGTTAAACAAAATATTATTCATCATGTCAAAGTTTCAAAAGTTCTATGAGAAATTGAACCGAAAAAACCAGCTTGATTTTCAGCATCGGGTGCTCGAACAATGCAAGATGAAAAACCCATCTTCATTTCGCCAATGGAGCAACGGATTGAATGTGCCCGAGGTTCATCAGAACACAATCAACACCATCGCTCTTGAAATGTTCGGAAAGAAAATTTTTTAAAATAGTTATACTATGAGATCTTCAGACCTGAAAAAAGTGACCCGTGCGGGATTTACAGTTATCCGCCCGGCTGATGTGCCAGCATTCCGCATCCAAAGCTACACCGTGGTTAACGGCTGGATTACCATGTGCGAATATCGCACCAAGGATGAACGCGATCACGCCCTCGAAATCCTACTCGAAAATAAACACATGATTTTAGATTAGGAGGCAGCTATGTATCGGCGACACCGCCTATCTGCGCACTCCTGAAAACGGATGCAACTTCGGTATAGTTATAGCTAAACTCGACGGCATGGTGCGACTCGACTTGCCCGACAACCGTCAAGCTTCATTTTTCTACAACGAATTGTTTTAATAAAAAATACCATTATGAATCCAAACACAAAACCATGCTCCAATTGCAAATATGGAGTTTTTGCACCAGACCCATTCGAAATTATGTGCAGCATAGGAAAGGCTAAATTCAATATTGAAGAAAAATGTTTCTATTATCAACCTAATAAAAACATTGAAGAATCAGAAAAGATAACAGAAAAAGAAGCTTTGCTCCGTGCTAAAAGAATAGCCGAGCAAGAATTTGAAAATGGTATTGAACCAGTTCTGAAAGGCATAAAAGACATCTTGCTCAATACATTTATCAGGGGTATTGAAACAGGGATTAATGCAGCACGATTTATTGCGGAGACAACGGAAACGAAGACACGCTGAATGAGTAACGAATAAAAAGCAGAGACACTATGGCAAAATTATTTGCATTTTTAAACGCATCAGTGAACAAGAAAATGGCGGGCATGGTCAAATGTGGCTATGCAAACGGATATGTGGCAGTGCCGCCGGAGCATCCATTCCATGGCTGTCACTATGACGATGCAAACGACACAATCCACATCCACGGAGGTCTCACATTCTCGTCTTCTGTGGCTGACATTAAGAAGCATCCCGAATGGAAGGAACATACGGAGTGTATCGGTTTTGAATCACTTGACGAGATACCAGATGACTACTATGTATTTGGTTTTGACACAATGCACTGGGGGGATGGAGGACTTGACCGCGATTGGTGCATCAACGAGACAAAGAATTTGTTATCGCAGTTAGAGAAATTAAAGTCCACTGCCCAATGACCACCTACGACTAATAAAAAAATACCATTATGAAAACACTGCGCCTCGTTCTTAAAAAGCATTGGTATGATATGATTGCCAACGGCGATAAGTGTGAAGAATATCGCGACATAACACCATATTGGCGTAGCCGCTTTTTTAAAGAATATAAAAAGTGCGAGCTTCGTACCATTGTCACCGGTGACCCTCTTACTGATGCCATCGACACCTGCAGTTACTGTAAGAAGATGCAGTTTCGCCATTACGATTTCGTAACTTTCTACATGGGTTACGCTAAGAATCGCCCTCAAATGACATTTCCTATCGAAAGCATCACAATCGGCATAGGCCGTAAAGAATGGGGTGCTCTTCCTTATAAGACTTTTATAATCAAATTCATTAAATAAGAATACTATGTCACAAGAAAAACCAATTGAAAAGCTCTGCGGCTACTGCAAAAACTTTGTCCGCAACACCGAAGCCGACCGCAACAACCGCGGCGCTGGCTTCTGCAAGGTAATCCAAAACAAGATGAAAGACGGTAAGCTCGTCAATCCTTACCCGATTCAGATCTTTGCTCACATGCACTGCAGCAATAACGAATTTATACATAACCAGAACTTATTCACAAGAAAGCCATGAGAATCACCACCATCGAACTCGACATCCGTGAGCTCCTATTTCTGCTCACACACGACAATCTCCAGCGCGCGGCCGACCGCCAACAGAACATCAAGCCAGGCGGCATCGTCAACGACAAACCTGAAAACAAACCAGCCGAAGCCGGCGAAGAAATCAAGCCAGCTTCACGGGCAAAGAAGCCTTCAGTCACTGTGGTTGAACGCCCAGCTTACGAACCCAATCCTGCATCCTCGAAACGTAAAACCAATAGCGACCGCCGTGTTGATATTTGCAAACCCGATTCAACAGAGTGGATCGAATGCCAGGACTATGAAGAAGCAGCATCCAAAATAGGTTGCAACTTCAACACAGTGCTCACAGCCATCCGCTTAAAATGGGCTGAATGTCATGGCTGGAAAATCAGAAAACACATCGATTCAACCCAAAGTGAAACTGCGTGACGTTCTTTTGGCCAATCCGTAGTCACTCTAAAGGCCTTGAGTAAATAAACAAAATGTTGAACTAAGCGTTAGCTATTGATCGCGTAACGGCAATAAGAATGCACCAGGCTTAACGATTTTGTTTTACTCTACGCTTCAAAATTATCTTAAACTGTTAGCACAATCGCATTCATTGACCGCTGCGACAGCAGGACAGGAAGAATGCACCACGGAAGCGAAAGGAAAATTAAAATAAGTATTCATATTTTTCAATGTCACCTGAAAAAGGCAGGTGTCGGGTGCGAACCCCGTGTTTATATTTTAAGTTGCTCGTTTGGCGGTTCGATTCCGCCCGCTTCCACAAAGTAACCTTATAGATTTTATCGTTATGAGCATCACAAAATTAGACATCAACCGTGTGGCCGAATCCATAGATTTGGTCGAACTGGTAGGCCGCACAGTAAAGCTTGAGCACCGTGGACAGAACATGGTGGGCTGCTGCCCATTTCACAACGAGAAAACAGGCTCGTTTACAGTAAGCCCCACTCGGCAAACTTACCACTGCTTCGGATGCGGCGAGCACGGCGACGTGTTCAGCTGGGTGCAGAAGCAGGAAAGCTGCTCGTTTCCTGAAGCGGTGCGCAAGCTGGCAAAACAGGCTGGAATCGACCTCCACGAAGAGGAACGCACAGCCGACGACATTGCCCGCGAAACCAAACGCGAAGCCATGTACCTGCTCACTCAGCAGGTAAACGATTGGTTTGTCGAGCAGTTGAATGCCAACCAGCAGGCAAAGGACTACGCCTTCAAGCGCTGGAAGTCGGATGCCAAAACCAACTATATCCAAGCCACAGGAATAGGCTACGCACCGGCAGGCCGACATTTTTTAGACGCAGCCCGCGCAAAAGGCTGGAACCAAGACCTTTTGCGTGAGCTGCATCTGATAGGCACTAACGATCGCAATCAGGACTATGCCATGTTTCGCGACCGTATCACTATCCCAATACGCAGCCGCTCAAACCTCATCGAAGGTTGGACGTGCCGCGACCTCAGCAACAACGAGAAGGCTCCCAAATACCTCAACTCTACCGATAGCGAACTTTACCACAAGAGTACGTCGCTTTTCGGTATAGACAAGGCTAAGCCGGAGATTCGAGCCACCGGAAAAGTTTATGTGGCCGAAGGTGCGCCCGATGTGATGCGCCTTCAGATTATAGGAGTGAACAACGCCGTCGCACCTCTCGGTACCGGCACCATGGGCAAAGACCAGTTTGACCTGCTTCAGAGCTGTTTCCCTAAAACAGGCAAACGCCAGCTTTGCATCTTGCCTGATGCCGACATCACCAAAGCCGACGGCACCAACCCGGGTCAGAACACAGCCATCCGCATCGGCACCGAAGCACTCGGACGCGGCTATTCGGTTCTGATCAAAAACATCCCAACCGAAGGCGCCAAGAAAGAAGATCCCGACAGCTACTTCACCTCACCGACACTCTTCAAGAAAACTCCCGAAGAAGACTTCATACTCTGGTATGCTAAGCTTCGCCTCGACCAAACAGAAAACCTTGAAGGTATCAACGAGGTTGTAGGCGAGATTGCCGCCATGGTTGCCCGCATCGACAATGAGAGCCTTATCGAGAACTATAAGAAAGAGCTCAAGTCATTATATAATAATACAGCTGCATGGACTAAAGCCATCAATACAGCCAGTAAGGACCTGAAAAAACAGGAAATTGAAAACAAAGCTTTCTCAAAAGAAGGCTTCACAAAATACGGCTTTTATGAAAGCGGAGGAGGCTACTGGAGCCTGCAAGGTCAGACGGAGCTTCGTTGGAGCAACTTCACCATGAAACCGCTTTTCCACATCAAAGACGTAATGAACCCTAAGCGACTTTACGAGCTTCGCAATGAAAACGGCCTGAAGGAGATTGTAGAGCTCAAGCAGGAAGACCTGGTGTCGCTCTCAAAGTTCCGTCAGCGCATCGAAGGTCTCGGCAACTACATCTTTGAAGCCAACGAACAGTGCCTCATCAAGCTTAAGCGCTATCTCTACGAACAGACGGAGACAGCCTCTGAGGTGCAGCAGCTTGGATGGCAGCACCAAGGCTTCTATGCCTGGGGCAACGGTGCCTTCTATCAAGGCTCGTTTATCAAGGCCGACGATTACGGCATTGTGCGCATGCCCGACGGTCAGAACTACTATCTGCCTTCAGCCTCCAAAATCTATAAAGATGATACGATGTATCAGTTTGAGAAGCGCTTTGTGCACCTCGGCTACAGCACTGTGACATTGCGCCAGGTGGCCGATGCCATGATTCGCACCTTCGGCGACAATGCCAAAGTGGGATTGTGTTTCTTCCTCGCCACTCTGTTTCGCGACGTGGTGACCGGAACTCTGAAAGCTTTCCCTATTTTAAACCTGTTCGGACCGAAAGGATCAGGAAAGAGCGAGCTGGGTCATACGTTGATGAGTTTCTTCATCATTCAGAACATTCCGCCAAACCTTTCAAACTCAACCATCGCAGCTTTGAGCGATTCGGTGGCACAGTGCGCCAACGCCATTGTGCACCTTGACGAGTTTAAAAACAACATCGACCTCGACAAGCGCGAGTTTTTGAAAGGCTTGTGGGATTCGGCAGGCCGCACCCGTATGAATATGGACCGTGACAAAAAGCGCGAGCAGACACGAGTTGACAGTGGTATTATTATTTCCGGTCAAGAAATGGCCACCGCCGACATTGCACTCTTCAGCCGCTTCGTGTATCTCACCTTTAATAAGACTGAGTTTAGCACCATGGAACGCAACAACTTCGCAGAACTCGACCGTCTGCGTAAGCTGGGATTCAGCCATATTACTCTCGACATACTCAACCACCGTGAGACGTTCAAACAGAACTTCGCCGCCATGTATCACGCCACAGCCACCGAAGTGATGGACCGACTTGGCGACGTGGTGGCAGAGAGCCGTATAGTGAACAACTGGACCACGCTGGCAGCAGCTTACCGCACTTTGGAACACTGTTTGGATCTGCCGTTCAGCTATGCCGAGATTTTAAAGATTGCCATCGAAGGCATAATCCGTCAGAACCGCGAGTGCAAATCGAGCGACGAAATCGCTAACTTCTGGGCTGTTATCGCTGCAGCACAGCAAGACGGCGACTTCATTATTGATTACGACTACCGCATCCAGTCGAAGGATAAGCTCTCCACTCTGAAGGCAAGCATAACCTTCCAGAGTCCGCGACCAATACTCATGCTCAATTGCAACAGCTTGTTTTCATGCTACTCACGCAAAGCCCGCGACATGGAAATCACACGACTGCCTAAAACTTCAATGGAATACTATCTCGAAAACTCGAAAGAGTATCTCGGCAAGCTTCGCGCTGTGCGTTTCCAAAGCAAGGAGAAAGGCAAGCCTCTTTATGTGCTCGACACAAGCGGCTCACAAGGTCAGTTCAAACAGGGTTCGGGTATTAAAATGGCATACTGTTTCGACTATCTCAAACTCATGGAAGCCTATGGCTTGAGTTTGGATGTTGAAGCGCATGGAGTGGATGAAGATGTGTAAAACGTTGATTATCATGGAAAACATATATTTTTTTGAAAAAATATTTTTTTCTGATGAGGCAAAAACACGTTCAACATCGTCAACATTTTCAACAACGTTAATAATCAATAAGTTAAGTATATTTTTACATAGTCAACAACTGTCAACATTTGTCAACAAAATGGGTATTATTTTCAATTTTTCAACAAATTGCAACATTTTCAACAGCCGTTCAACAAAGTTGGTTTTGTAACTCGCTGAAAATCAATCTTGTTGAAAAAATAATGTCTGTTGAACTTGTTGACGCAAGATATATAGGTCTGCCAAAACAAAAATAAAATTATGGAAGGGTTGTATGTTAAAGCCCATGTGGGCAAAAAATTGAGACAATATCTGCTCAATTCTTACCAGAACGGAATCATTACTCCGCCGCGCGACTCCGCTCTGATCGGCATCATCAAACCGCACTTGGAACTCAGCTCCGAGGAAATAGAGTTTCCCGATGATGAAATCATCCTTATTGAGCTCCCTGTCAACTCTGAGCCTGTGTATCACCATGGAAATAAAAAAGTATATTTTTGCAACACTCTTTGGAGGAACACTCTTTCGGAGCTCGGCCACCGCAGGGTTAAACAGTTCTTTGAAAACTTTTTCAAACACGCCTTCCGGATCTATATGGATGGTTATTATGAGGCTCAGGGTTTATACAAACTCGATGATGCCCGAATGAAGGTGAAGGACGGAGTTGTGCAGTACCTGATGCAGTATCACATCGACTTCGATGAGAAACTTATTTCGGCACTCACACGCGACTGGTGGCGGCATCGCGACCTCAATGAAAATTACAAATTTTCGCCTTTAGTTTGTTGATAATCAAATATTTTCGGTAGTTTCGTGTCATTAAAAATTTTAAAGAAATAAAAATATTTTCGATAGTTTTACGTCATTGGAAATTAAACCAAAATAATATGAATAAAGTTGGATTAAAAAGAATAGGCATCGCCGACAAAATTTCAATCAACGACATCAACCAGTCGCAGCAGGGTAGTTCTGTCAGCCTCAGAGGCATCCAACCGGGTGTGCTCTGGTTCGCTTCGATCGACCAGCGCGACTCATCGCTGTCGGAAGAGCTTTCTTCCGACGAAAACGGTTTGAAATATGATATTTCCGTCAACTTCGTGGTGCGCAACACCTCTGATATTGCGCGAGTTAAAAAATACATGCGCCGCCCTGTGGTGATGCATGTCGAAACCGTTGACGGCAACTCTATCACTCTTGGCACTCCCACCTACCCGGTGTTTATGGAGACCGAAGACGAGTGGAACAACCTCACCGTGCGACAGCTCTCCGTCAAGGTGAAATATGAGAGCCTGACCTCATTGATATAGGTGGTTCGGTCACTTACAGTGCCGACAACGACTATATTTTTGCAACGATCAAAAACCAAAATTTTTTTGTATGACAAAACGACAGAATCTGTTATATAAGGCATTCCAGTCAACTTGGATGATGGATGCCAAAACAGCAGGCGCCGCCTTCCAGCTCTTCAACGACATGGTTGGCGCCGCCCGCCTTAAGGCTAAGTATTCGGCTATCGAATACGATCTTCTCGAAGACGACGACTTCGACTACGAAGACACCTATTACAATTTCCGTCTCACCAACAAGGAATATCCTGCCATCCCGGTAGGCAAACACGTCAACGTGGTTCGCGTTGAAGGTGTGATGATGCGCGACGAAGGCTTGTGCCAGCCTGGTACCCGACAGCTGGCCGACTGGCTTTGCCAGGGTGATGCCGACAGCCGTGTTATCGCCAACATCCTCCTTGTCGATTCAGGCGGAGGCGCTTCCGACTCGGTCAAGGATCTGGCCGACGCCATCGGCAGCTGCTCGCATCCGGTTATCGCATTTTGCGACGGCTATATGTGCAGCGCCGCCTACTACGTGGCAAGCTACTGCAAGCACATCATGGCCAACGATGGCCGCAACCTCGTGGGCTGCATCGGCACTATGATTGAGTTGGCCGGCACACCAAAGAACTTCACCGATCAGGACGGTGTGGTTCATGTGCGTATCTATGCCGACGGTTCGGAAGACAAAAACAACGACTACGAAGAGGCATTGAAGGGCAACATCGAGCCTATCAAGCAGCAGCTGCTCAATCCTTTGGCCGAAGACTTCCGCAATGCGGTCGAGGCTAACCGACCTGCATCGCTACCTGAGCAGCGCAAAGGCCGCACCTTCTTTGCTCAGGACGTGGTCGGCACTCTGATCGACAGCGTCGGCTGTTTTGCCGAAGCCGTCGATAAGGCAATTGAATTATCAAACATCAATATTACTACAATGGAAGGCTACAACAACATTCAGAGCATCGCATCATGCGCCGACCTCCAGCAGGTTGACGGAATGGTGACATTGAACGCCGAGCAGCTCGGCGCTATAGATGCACAGCTTGCAACACTCTCACAGGAGCGCGACCAGTTCAAAGCCGAAGCCGAGAAAGTCGCCAACCTGACTCAGGAGATTGACTCTCTGAAAGAGACAGTCAGTCAGAAAGATGCCCGCATTGCAGCACTCGAAAGCGCCATCAACAAGGCACAGGAAGAGGAAGCCGCAGCGCAGGCCATGCACAACGGTAACCCAGCAAAACCGGAAGACGAATTTCAGGAAGCAACCGACGAGGAAGCTGCCGAATACGCCCGCAAGGTTGTCAACGGCGAACTCTAATTCACGGATTCAATAATTAATAACAAAAACCAAACATTTATGTCAGTAAACGTTCCTACAATCGCTGATGTGTTGGTCAACTCCAACCACCAGTTCCGTAAAGAGGTTATGGCAATGCCTTTGGCTTCAATCGACGAGTGGGCCAAACACGTTCGCATCATCAACAACCTCAAGGGTAAGGAAACAGAGAGCGTGGTACATCCAGGCGCTCACTTCCGCCCATACAATGCAGAGGGCGCTGCCACAGGCACAGCCACTCTGAAGGCTCGTACACTCGAGACTCTCCCTGTCGAGATCCTCGAAGAGTTCGATCCTGAAGCATTCTACACAACCATTTTCGGCGAACCGGTCAACGCTGAAAAGATTGACCTCCCGATCGTCAAACGTCTTTTGACAGAAGAAATGCGCAGCGCATGCCGTGGTTTGTGCGATGTGGCCGCTGTGGGCGACTATAACAGCGAAGGCACAGGCAACCTCGACTGCAGCGACGGCTTCGACACAATCATCAAAGACGAAAAGACAGCCGGCAACATCACTCTCGCCAAAGGCAACTTCATGACATTGGGCACAGTGTCAGAGTACAACATCGGCGACAAGTGGAGTCTCATGTACAAACGCCTCAACGAAAGCCTCCGTGGCGACAGCAAGACCAAGTTGCAGCTCATCTGCTCGTTCCGCGAGAAAGAGATGTACAACACTTGGTATGCAGCCAAGTTCGGTCACGGCAACTTCGCTGGTGTCCCTACACAGCAGTACCTCCACGGTACCGACAACAAAGTCGAAATTGTTGCCCTCCCAGGTATGGATGCAGCAGACCACTGCTTCATCACAACAAAGGACAACATGAAGATCGGTCTCGACACAATGCCTAACGACACTCGTTTCGAGATCAACAAGGTCGATAATCCGCACTTGGTGCAGATGTACGTGAAGATGTACTTCGGTTGCCAGTTCGTATCAATCGACAAAGAATTCCTCTTCGCAGCTTCAAGAGTTGTCAAGAGCGACGATGTTTACATGGTTGCATCAGCCGACGAGATCGTGTTTGACGACACAGCTCTCAGCGCAAGCGACACAGAGACTATCACTCTGTTTGGCTTCAACCTCACAAGCGCATCAACAGTAAGTGTTGAAGGCACCAACGCTGGCATGTTCAGCTCAAGCGCCGCCTCAATCAGCGCCGACGACGGCAACGCAACAGCAGGTAAGACTCTCACACTCACCTTCAGCCCGACAACATCGGCAGGTGACAAGACAGCTGTTCTCCACATCAAGAACACAACCGACGACGTCGATCTCCGCATCACTCTGAAGGGCAAGGGTACTAATTCTTAATCTTTAAACAAGGAGGTACATTATGAATCTTTCAGACATTAGTTTCAACATCGGTTCCATCAACCCTTCAGGCATCGGCGATGAAGTGTACTTCATCCCAAAGCAGCACATCACAGCATGGCCGTCAATCAGCAATGATTTTGCAACAGCAGCCAGCGCCGACAAGTACGCAGGCTACGACGGCAGCTTCACCCTTGCTGCAGGCAAAACCTGGACTCGCCTCTACAACACACAGGGCAAGGGCAAGATCAGCTGGGAGTACAGCGGCGAAACCGACTGCAAGGTTGTGACCAACAAGGCTACATTCAGCTATCCGAAACTCACCGACGACAGCCGTTCGTTCGCTAAGTTTGCCTCAAACGGTGACTTTGTGTTCATCGCAAAGCACGACGGCAAATACTACGTGATCGGCTCTCCTGACTACCGCGCAGTGGTGACACCTAACGGTGACTCAGGCGACGCTGCAGGTTCGGCCAAAGGCATCACCATCGAGATCGAGTGCCCAGACGTCACTCCATTGCCAACCTACGCAGGCAACCTCGTGTTGTCAGACGGCACATTGGCAACCTCGACAGGCACCTTCACAGCCTCACAATCTTAACGAAATCAATGTAACATGATTACACTGAAGACGTTACAAAACCAAGACGGCTACACCTTCGAGGAGGGTGTAGCCGTTCTTGTTATGTGCGGCACAGCTCCCGGAGTGGTGCAGCATATACAGCGCACACACAATCGCGGCTATCTCAACTGTGAGCTGGCCAAGCTGTTGCGCACACCTGGCATGGCACACCGCATCCGCATGAAGTATCCCGATCAGGACGAAGCCGTGGCAAAAACCGAGGTTGCCGAAGAAAAAGCCACCGAAATTGCCACACCTGAATCAGAACCGAAGGCAGTCGAGCCTGAGGTTAAAACAATGCTCGACGTGCGTTCTGACCGTGCCACCCGCTTTGAGGATATGCCTACCGAAAAGGCCCGTGAGCTCTGGCTCAAGAAACAAGACAAATACCGCCTCATGCAGCAAAAGCACCTGCAGATGCGCAAGGTGGCCAAGGGCGAGAAACACAATGAGCAGCGCGCCAAGCTGCGTGCCGAAGTGGTGAAGCTCGACGGCGAAATCGACAAACTCTGGAAACAGATCGACGAAGAGGTGGCTCTCCATGGTTAAAACGGATGTCAGAAGTACCGATTTTAATACCAGGAGTGCGAGTATGCCGACAGAACTCAATGAACATTCTCCGGCAAATAGTAAATATGACAGGTTGCGGAAGCTCGTTGACAATCTTCTCGTATTCCGTAACTGATGGCTGGTTACGCCAGCTTTTGAAGTTGAAGATTGATATGGATGTGCAGCACATCACACTGATTCTTGATAAGGATGTGATGGTTCGCCATCGTAGTAAACTGTTACAAATTGAAAGGGTAGCAGACGAAGCTTATCTGACTGACAGTCACGCCAAGCTTTACTTTTCAGAAGGTAATGGCAAGGCTGTGGCCGTCATTACTTCTGCTAATGCTACCAACAATTATAGAAACGAATGTTATTATGGAACAGACAGACCAAACGAAATCGAGCAAATCCGCCTCGATGTCCGAACAATTCTTCAATCAGCTGTCAGAATTGACAGTTGAAAAACAAGTTGAAGAGTTATCATCATTGTTTTTCACTATCAGCGAGATAGCTCTCTTCATTGGTGAGGACGCAGAAACCCTGCGTTCTTCAATCATGTTCAATAAAGATTCCGAGATTTCAAAAGCTTACAATCGTGGCAAGCTTCGCACTCGTATTCTGCTACGCTTCGATTCACGAAAATTCGCACTCAGCGGCAGCCCGCAAGCTGTTCAAGAAATGAGAGAATATTTATCAGACCAAAACATTGACGAAAATGCGTGACGAAAATTTTGAAATGATTGTAAATAACATGTTTCTCCCTGTAGGACAAAGGAAACCTTTGACGGAGAATCAGGAGAAACTGTTGCAGGAGGTTACCGACTGCTATAATCTTCAGCTTCAAAAGCCTATGATTAGCAAGGTTAACCTCAGAAACTACCTTATAAATAAATACCAATGTTCTCAGATACAGGCTTATAAGATAATCCAGTATGCTGCTACGGCATTGGGTAATGTCAATTCTTCTCACAAAAACTGGGTGCGTCAACGCATTGAGTTTTTGTGCGAAGCTGCTTACATCGCCACTGAAGCTAAAGACTTCAAAAAGAGCGAGTCTTTGACAAAAATCGCCAATGTACTCGCGAAAGCGTTCGCCACCAATCTTGATGAGGGCGAACTTATCAACGCGCAGCGTTATTTGGAGATTGATAAGGTCAATATTGTTATTGACCCCGCTGCAATCGGCATCAATATCTCACCAGTTAGCCAGAAGGAGATCGATAAACAGCTGCGTAAGTATCAATTCGAAGATGTTGACTATGAAACTTTAGACGATGAAACAGATTTATCTTCACAAGGGGCAGCTGCTATATAAGCTTTGCAGCGCTCGCGACAGCGTAAATATTTGCTCCCGTCGATGGGGTAAGAGTTTTATTGTCGCTTTGCGTGTTATGGAAAATGTGCTTGAAATGCCTGGTTCAACAGGTGTGTTCGTCGCTTCTTCATTCCGTCAGGCTCATTCTCGTACTTTACCGTCGATGCTTCAGGCGATGAAAGATTTTGGTTGGGAACGTGATGTGCATTACGTTATTGGTCACCGACCGGATGTTAGGCTCGGTTTTAAAGATCCCGCGTTTTGTCCTTCAGATCTTAAGGATGTTATATGGTTCGCCAATGGTACAATCATGGTGATAGTCTCTCAGGAGGTGGTTATGTCGGCCAACTCAATGACAATACATTGGCTTGTAGGTGATGAAGCAAAGGGTTTGGACTATGATAAGCTTTCAAATGAAATCTTTCCGGCAATAGGCGGTTCTGATCGTTACTTTAATAATCCGGCCCAGTTCCCGCATTTATGGGGTACTCATTTCTTTACAGATATGCCAACAAACAAAGATGGTTTGTGGCTGATTAAGAAATACGAGTCGGAATACGATAAAGAGCTTTGCGATACCATCATTGCCATGGAGTGGGAGATTAATGGTTTGCTGCAGCAACAACCCAATACGTACAACGTGCGTAAAATAGCACATCTCCGAAAAGAAGCCAATTTGCTTCGTTCGAAGGCTCTTTATTACCAGGAGCGCCCAATCTTCGACAATATCGCAGTGGTGGGTGCTGATTATGTGAAGCGTTGTGAACGTAATCTTACTCCGTTGGTGTTTCGTACATCAATACTTACTAAGCGTATTGATAAAGTGGAGGGTATGTTTTACGATGCTTTTGATCGTAAAATACACACCTATCATGCAACCGACAACAACAAGCTTAATGACTACCGTGCTCAAAATTATAATTGTTTACTCGACACGGATATTGAACGCACCAAGCCTTTAGCTATCTCCTTCGATTATGGCGCGCTCATTAACTGGCTCGTTGTCGCTCAGATTCAAGGCAATCTACATAAAACTCTGAAGAGTTTTTATACCAAACACAAACAGCGTTTGCGTGAAGTAATCCAGTTATTCTGTGAATACTACAAAGAGCATCCAAATCGGACACTCTACTATTACTACGATTCTACAGCACTCGCCACAGGCTACGTAGAGCTGGGGCACTCCGCCTATGACATCGTTCATGAAGAATTTCGTAAACATGACTGGTACATCCACGACATTTACATGGGCAACCCAATGAAACATGATGCAAAACACCGCATCATCAATGAAGCTTTCACTGGTCGTGAAAAACTTATGCCTATGTTTAATGCCGATAATAATGAAGAGCTGCTTCAGGCAATTTGCCTTGCAGAACTTCAGATTGGCAGTCAGGGCGTTCGTAAGAATAAGTCGGCGGAAAAGTCGGATGAGACCGACACAAATCTTCCGCTCGAGCTTCGTACTGACGCCACTGACGCATGGGACACAAACTTTCTTGGCTGTCTTACATATCCATACGACGGCGATCGGTTTGTGTATTAAAACTCTGTTTCATCATTTATATTCGTGCCACCTGACTGTAATGGTCGGGTGGCTTTTTCGTCTGCGTTAGATCCTTCGGAACAAACTCGACGAATGCTGCGGTAATGATACTAATTGCATTAGAATCATTGTCTTAGGATTACGGAATTTCATTTTTAAATTCCGCTCACTCGTTTTCATCATTTTTATCGCCGTCACACCCTTATCTCATCTTGTTTCTGCCTTTCATACTGCGAAGGTAGTTTCCGCAATTGTCTGCTTTAACAAGGTCATGCACTCCGTGTTTCCAAAAAATTCTCCACACCTTCGGGTAGTAATTTTTTTAAGAAAACCTTGCAAAGCTAATTGCTTCTACTCTTCATGCAGTACAAAAGGCGAAACGATAGAGATGACGGGAATGAATCTCTCAAAAAAAAAATTCAACGAGTGAAAGTTAAATTAAAAAGGCTCACTCCAGTAGAATCAAAGAATAAAAAAAACTTAAAAATTTAAAATTATGTCGAACACATTGAACTACAGAGATTTAGCTTACAACAGCGTTAAAGGTTTAGACTATGATGAAATGTTACAACTCCAAGCCGAGACTGGGCTTTCACTCCGTCAAATAGAATTTATGTATTACAGATTTAACAACTAAAATATAGGAGATTGAAAAAATGAGAACAGACAACAAAAAACACGAGAACGCACAACTTAGACGCGAACAACTTAAAAAGTTATCAAACGATTTAAAACTTGCGAACGCATTACTAATCGCAAACGGAGAAAAGATTAATAATTTGCTGGTCGAGTATTATAGACAAAAGTTTGAGGTTACAGAACTTAAAACTTATGAGCAGTGGAAAAATTTCGGTTTCCAAGTAAAACGTGGCTCGTTGTCTTATATGGTATGGGGTACACCTAAAACTATTAAAATAAAAAATGATGCAGACCCAACCGCAGACCCAAAAGAGAAAGACGACTTTTTCCCGGTGTGCCACTTATTCGATGCGAAGCAGGTCGCACCTATAGAGACAAAAGAAAACTAATTTATTAACCCAATTTATTAACAATCAAATTTTAAAGTTATGAGTAACAAAAAAACAGCCGGAAAGGCACAGAATGCAGCAGCAGAAGCAGCAGCAAAAGAGAATGAAAACGGAGTCACAACAATTGAGAACACTCCAGCAGTAGAACAGGAAACACCGAAAGCCCAGACAGTGGGCGAGGTTATCGGCCAGGTGTTCAAGGATGCGGAAGAGAAGCAGAGAGAACTCGAACGCAAGCAGCATGAACTCGAGCAATGCCTCGCACAACTCGAGCACAAAAAGAAACTTTCTGAGCATCGTGCTAAATTCATCGAGACGGATGAGAAATTAAGCAAGGCGCTCGAAGACCTTCAAGGAGATGCGTTTGAGCATCCGCATTTTAAACTGGCGATGAAGACCTTCGACCAGTATAGAGATAGGGAAGACGTAGTCTCAATTAGTAACACCGATTTAATCCGTGAGTTTGTGCTAATGCTTCGTGAGAAGATAGCCGACAAAGTAACGGAGATTGAGACGGAACTCGTTCAATAGTCTCGCAATGGGGGCGACCACTCGCCCCCAAATTTTTTCGCTCGCTCGCCTCATATTTCGCAAAAGAGGGTCGCCCCCTCTCCATTTTTCGAGAGGGCGGCGCGGGGTCTTCCGACGTATACCGAGCCGATTTTTTCAAAATCGGCTCGGTAATTGATTGATTGTCTTTGG